TCCAACGTCTTGTCCGTCATCCCAACGCTTTGGAGGTTCATCACCTTCGTAATATCTTACATGTTTGATCCGAATTCTAGAAATTGGGTTAATATCACCGGCAAACGGGCGTTTATCATCATAAAACACCTCGCCTTCTTGAATTTCTTGCTCTGCGCTATCAATATTACCGGTATTAGTGGTGCTCAGAAGCTCTTCTGTCTCAACCACGTATGCTACGGCTCCGTGTCCTTGAGCTTCGGCTACAGCGCACTTATAGAACGATTGATAGGCACTTTGGCGGCTAGCTGGAGAATGACAAGAGAAAATTGTCTCAAAATCACTCATTCTGAGCACATCTATTGGGTGTCGAGTGATAATAATCGAATATTTGTCATCATCAAGCTTGTTGATTTCTTTTTTGATAAATCCGGCGTTCTTTTTCCAATATTCACCGTATTGAGTGGCTAAATCAGTTAAATTATAACCTGCTGGACCTGCAACGCCTGGATTTACGATATATAAGGTGTTAATTTGAGTTTGAATTCTACCAAAATTCTCTAATTCTTTCTCATCAAGTGCTGCTTTAAGCATTCTCTTAGTAACATCAACCGGTCGTTCAACTGGCCTACCAGTTGGGAGTTTATAGCCTGAATCACCGATACCAGCCATATGATCATAGACTTTTTGGTATAATGCGGCTTTCCTCTTACTTAGATCTGCTATTTTAGCGAAAAGTTTGCCGATTTTCATCTGAATCTTCTTAATTTTGGGTTTTTCGCTACCGCCCATGGTCATACCAATAAGATCATCCAATAAATCGTCAGATGTGCGTAAATCTCGCTCCGCAGACACCATGCCCTTCTCCCAATCTACTTCATATTCTTGAGATCTGAAGAATTCTGCAAACTTTCCAAGCTCTGAGCCAGTGTCTATGGTCGGGAACGGTATAACAACACGCATTTTACCGCTAAAAAGGTCATTTAGGGGCAAATTAGCTGGATCTAAGTCGTCTAACACGTCTTCAAGCACTCGCAACTCATCTTCGGTGACTTCTTGGAGCACTTCTTCTTCAATAGGGACACAATTTGGCACTTTTTTGCCGCCTTTGTCTTTCATACCAACCTGTTTGTAGCCGTCCCAACACTTTTCTTGTAAAATGCCAAGTAATTTGCTAGTTTTAGCTAAAATTTCTTCATCATTTAACATTTTTTACTCTTTTTCTTCTATATTTGAGCGCTCTTGCCAGTCAACTGATACAGAATCATCCGTAATTGGTCCGCCTTTTGCCCATGTCCGGCATGCTCTAGCACTATGACACTTAAAATGATGCATCCAACAATACCCAAGCTCTCCATCTTTATCAGAGGTCTCACCGGGCATACATTCTTTCATACGCGGAGAGATATCAAAGGCAACACAGTTCCCGCAAAGAGAATTTTGTGCGGCTTCTTCAGTGGTATTCCAATATTCTGCTATATTTTTCCAATAATCTCCCGGCTCATCAACATTTAGAGGTCCATATTGAATATGTTCAGCTTGAATAGCTGAATCTCTATTTCTTGTATTAAGTTCTAAGTCTTGAGTTGCTGGTGGACACACCAAATCTACTGCTTCTTTGATAAATTTTCTAAAATTTTCTAATATTAGTTTCACAATTTACTCCGCAACCGATTTTGAACCACGACATTTCCACTTTTTACGTGATAATGCGTTGGCACACGGTGGGTTTTTACACTTTTTAATCTTTGCTGAACGCGCACAGTACGCATCACCCTTAGCTGTGCCGGGTCTGATGCGATCACCGCCGCCTTTTGCTTGTCCTTTCTGACCATATGAACGACATTTGCCATCGACACGCTTAGCGAAGCGCTTTCCTTTGGAGGGTTTACATGGTTTTTTCTTTTTTTCATCTAAAACTTGAGCCAACTCATCTTCAATCATGATTTCAAGAGACTCCTTCTTGGAGTTACCCCAGTTGGCAGCGCCAACCTTGCGACATTTAACCAGAGCACCTGAAGCGTAAGCACTGGGCCATACTTTATAGCGTGATTTTACCTTATTATAGCATGCATCTTTCTTAGCTTTCTTCTTTTTCTTTTCATCAAGTGATTCTTCGGAGTCAGTATTAATTTTCACAACTTTAATTTTACCTGAACCATAAGTTTTACAAGGATCTTGGCCGCAACCACAATTCTTTTTACCTTCCTTCAGTTCGTCATCATCAGTTTCGTCGAGAATCTGTTGAATTCTTTCTGCTTGACTGGCATGCATTTTGGAAGCGTTCTCTAATTCTTTAACAATCTCACCAAGTTCTTCTTCGTGTTCCTTAGAATGAGACTCAGATAAAACTGCCTTCAATTCTTCGCGAATAATTTGTTCTAAATCCATGTACAATTCCTCATTTTTCTTAGATTTTGCTTTTTTACCCCATGATTTTCCTTTTCCGCGTTCTTTACAGGCGCCTGGAGTTGGTCTACACGCAGGGTACTTTTTACGCTTTTCGTCGTCGCCTCGCCCACATGATTTATAGCCGCCCTTTCCATCAGGAGCGTTGCAGTCAACCCAACCTTTTTTGGAGCCTTTAGCTCCTTTTCTACCAAACCAGTCTCTTAAAGAAGATTCTTTACTCGATTCTGTTCCGGCTTTCTTCTTTTTTTCGTCTAAAGACTCATATAAATCACTCATTTTCGTCGAATCCTGCAAGTTTTAAAGCTTTCTCCAATAAATAGATCGGTATTTCGCTATTATCCAAGTCTTTTATCTCATCAATAGAGAGCCATTTCCAATCATCATGCTCAATTTGTCCGGTATGTGGATTCGGCTTATTCACATCTACGTCGCCAGACCACTTTTGTGTTAAATAATAATACTTTTTATTTTTTGGTTCTCCGAGGTAAGTTAAATCTGATATTTCACACTTTAAATTAGCCTCTTCATCAAGCTCTCGAATAGCGCCTGCTTCGATAGAATCATCCTCATCATCAATATGTCCACCGGGAATCGTCCATTGGCCGGCCCTGTGATCAATGTCAGAGCGTCTTATAACTAAAAATTGCTGCTCATCATTAAGACAAACAACAATTCCTACTTCTTTTTTCTCACCCTCGGTAAGAAACTTATTCCATTTCTGGTTCATTTACATGCTCTATAGTTCTTAATCGTACCCCTACAGAATGCTGCGAGAGAATCATCAATATTTATATTTTTAATTGGCGCAACCCAAATCATGTTTTCTTGAATCTGCGCTCCATATGCATATTGTACGTCAACTCCATATAATATACCAACTAATTCTCCGTCTGTATTATATATCCCAGATCCAGAGCAACCAAACCAACCATAGGTGTTAACAATTATTTGTGTACCGGCTGCTAGATCTTGTTCGTATCCTACAATCCGACCCTGAAAAGACATTAATTTATGCCACGAAGGGTGTCCGGAATACACTATATCAGTTCCTATATCGTATTTCTTAGCTGGCCTCCAGGTCATTGGTTTGAGATGATAAAAATCACTTTGTAATATTAATACAGCTACATCGTGCTCTTCACTTTGATAAACTAAAGTGGACATGCGTTGCTCATTTTCTGTAGCTATCAGGTAATTTGTACCAATCCGGCCATCGGCGACGTGTTTAGCAGTCAACACTAACGTCAAGTCTCTATACTCAACGACGGTACCGCTTCCATGACCCCCAGATGTGACAACCTTAACAGCAGCATTTCTAACTTTCTTTTCAACCAGACTAAGAGATCGATTAACCTTTTCTACTGGATTTTTTGGTGTATATTTGTCAGCGCCTATGGCAGCATGACTAAATAACATTGACAAACTAACTGCCATAATCGCGAAAATTTTAGTAATTTTATTCATTTTTTTATTCCTTTAAGCACCAGTATCTGGTTCTATATATCTATATCCAACTTCAACAAGCTCACCAGCAGATGGTATCACCGTAAAGTATACAGTATTCTCTGACTCAATAAATAGCCAATCATGATTTAAAGAGCCATTAACAAAAACTCTAATTGAGTCAATCTCTGCTTTATATGTTAACTCAATTTTTTCATAAGGTTCGATTGAGTGAGTGGCATCTGTTACACCAGGAGACCAGTCATCATCACATATATCAACTATAGTGCCGCCTAACATATTAGTCGCGTCCATATATCTATTTCCAATATCTAATGGGCTCGGCGGCCAAATACACATACTTTCGGAAGCTTCCACATTGACTACACTCGCCATGAATACAGAACCCATTCTCATCGAAGAGTACCAAGTTACAAAATCTGAGGCAGTGGGATACTCAAAATCACTTTGTTCCTCTTCATCTGAAACGAACACCACTAAAAGACCAGCATCTGGTCTCATCCACGTAGATGAATATGGGTTGTTGACAATATACTCATAAGCTGCGTTAAACCCTTCTTCTCGATGTGCGGTGCGCAAAGTGTTTAACATATCCGCAGCATCCGCAGCATCGTCGCCAGGAACTAAAGGAAACTCTGAGTTGGTTATCGAGTGAGATGAATCAGCATTAATCATCACCAAGCGCCAATCAGATGCCGGCAGCGCTAGCAACATTGCTTCAACTCCAGCTAGAAGATTAGCATCGTGTAGACGCATTGACCCTGAACGATCGATAACCCAAAGAATATCTATTCCATCAACAGACATCGGTTGAGTAAATGAATCGATCCATATCTCACCTTCATTAACCGGTACCTCTACTTCTACATAAGTAGGAACCTCAATCTCAACCTCAACCTCTTCCGTTACCGTTTCTGTTATTGTCTCGGTGACAACAATTGTCTTTGTCTCGCCGGTAATAACCGAATAATCTTGCGTGCACGAAAACATCGCAGCAATAAGAAATATTAACTTCATCCATATGACCCCCTAAAGTAAGTACGATAAATTAGCCCTTTTTTTCATATAAAAGCGCAAAACTTAGAAAAATCATGTTCACGATAGCCAAAATTTGTAGATCGTACAAGTCATATGAAAAAGCAAATATGAGCAAACCTACATTAATAACGACAGCTATAGCCGATGCTATTCGCAAAACGTTTTGTAATTTGCCCATTAAAGTAACTATGAGCCGCGAGAAATAAATTCAACGTTATATGCATGAGTCATTATTGTTTTCATTAAAGTAGTGTCGTATATTAAAACTTTTGGGAACATATCGACTTGTTTTTCATCGGGGTCATTTACAATATCAATTACAAACCCAATATTACTACGCTCAGCACCCGCAATCCGCGGGCCGGCCACCCACTCATAATAAGTATATCGAACCAGATCACCAATTTGAAATGGATCAAGTTCAACCTTCAACAATTGTGCCCCCAAACGCCGAAATTTTTTTCATAATTTTTTTCCTAAATTTTTCCTTTACTTTGCGTGTGTAAATCATAGAAACCAACAACAATTGACATTTTAAGACCATCTTCTTCCATCCAGTCAGGGTGAGGGACCTCGCGATAGGTATCCGCATTATAAGACCACTTTACTCTCCAAAAGTAAATATTGGACTCTATCTCATAACCAACATCCTTTTTGACGCGTTCAATCAAAACAGCATAATGACCGGTGATTGAATCAATTATCATATCTCCAGCAGATAGTATAACATGATTTATTTGAGTACGCCAGTATTCAGTCGGCATTTTTATACAGAACTAAGCGTCCCGCCTCAATCATACGAAGTAGGCTTTCTTCCGTATACTTAGCAGCGTCAGGCACAGGAGTCCAGAACATCTCCCACACCCATATCGTATACGGCTCATCTTCCACAGAATATCGATAAGTCCATTCTTTCTTGCGCGCAATAAGCACGGCCCAATCGTGTGTAACGGTATCATACAATATATCGCCCGATTCGAGAGTAGTAAAAACAGATTCGCCCACATACTATATATGCGGGTTAGATCTTCAACCACCCTTTTCGGCTATCTTTACACAATTCTAATTGTAGAAGATAATCAAGTTCTTTCGTTACTAATTGCGAACAATCCTTGGCAGGCTTGATAAATTTCTCAGAATCAATGGCGCCTCCTGTATGAGTACCTACAATATCCCATTGGATAGACAGCGGCTCACGCGTATCCTCTGAGATATATTCGGTGTCCGACTGACGTACTACATCCTCGGCCTTATCCGCTAGTGCCAAATTTCCAACAACGCCATATGATAATATTATAGCGCTAGCAATAGCTGCGCTTTTGTGTTTAATCAACTTCATTTAAGTTACCTTTATACAAGCTTTACAATACACTTACTTGTAACGTTATAAATAGTCATCTAATTCCTTAACAACCATAGAAAGATGCTCCTGCACAACATCTGTCACACGCTTGTGCTTAAACCAATGTACGGTATATATTGGCGCGTAATATGTACGCTTATGTACGGCAACTACTACGCCCATATCATAGTCATCTTCGTCAATATATTTGAAGTCTGGTGAATAGTGGTAACCTGTGAAACTCACTAGATCTCCGACCTTGAACCTAGCTTCGTTATATTTAAAATCACTTGGATCATCCATAGTCTACATATTTTATCCGTCTATTTCCTTTAAATAAATACAATCGGCTTATAGTATGCATCCATACACGTTCCTTAATTCCTGTATGTGGGTATTTTATCCAAAATATCTTACACATATCCATGGACATGTAATCTAACGCATCATCTCCATCATATATCTCTAATACTAATGCTATACCACCATGGCAACTACATGTCACTAAGTCACCCACCTTTAGATCGTGCGGCGGTGCTTTCGCAAAGAAGTCTTTCATTCGCGTACGGTTCCCCACAAAGTATATATCTGTGATTTTTATTCTGGGGAATTTTTTGGGCACGGAAATTCTAGAAATTTCTCGGCGATATCGTGAAAGGGCTTAGCTGGCCTGTCAAGCCTATGTCAAATACGGGCGACATACATTCGGGTACCAGGGGGGTAGGGGGGTGGTCCTCCCACGTGTCAAACAAATGTCAAATCACTTTGTCAAACTACTGTCAGGGTTTGCTCTCACACAATCATACAATACATAACTGTATATGAATATAATCACAGGCGAATAGAATGCGATGATAGTACAGGTTGTACCTACTCTTTTTATTATGTTCTTTACTCTCGGCTTCATTTCCCTTTGCCTAAACAGTCTATTGTATTATTAAACTGTATTCGTTTATGTAGTCTCGGCCATTCGATTACTACATGTAGTGTCCCTTAGTTATATTCCCCTAGGGATTTGCCAATCAAATACAAACGCAGACACTATATGTAGTGTGTCGTATGTAGTGTTACCATGCCATCAGCATGTAAATCATAGCGATCCACATAGTAGCGGCTAAACAATCAATAGCTTTATCAGTATTTGTATACATAAACAGTCTCCTAGTCCTTTAATAATAATACATGTAATGCCGCGAACACATTGCACAGCGGCCCGAACAAACAAGTGGCGAAAAAGAATAACGCAGCCCAACCGAACGCGCCATAGAACAGTTGCCCGACTCCCGGTATAAGTGCGGACGCGATGATGGCAGCGATTCGTTTCATGTTTTCCCCCTCACATATATAATGTAAGCACGCAGACGGCAACCGTCAAGCGTTAAATGCGGTCAATATCGGACAGAATATGTCCTTGACACGATAAAATGGTTGTCAATGCGTGTGAACGTGTACATACTAAACCCCTTGACCAAACCGTATAAAAAAACATACAGTCACATCACCGAACACCGTATCAAAAAGTATACACTATCACCTGAAGATCACCCACAAGCACAACCGTATACTTTTGTATACACTAAACTACCTTACCATACAATGACTCTATTACTACACAAGCAACAGACTGTAAACATTTAAGTGAGTTATTATACATTGTATAGTTATCCTTATCTTTGTCTACTATTACACAGTATGATTTAGGTTTATTAGAAACTGTTTTTCTTTTTACTAACTCTCCGACCTTAAACATCATCACCGCCAAGTTCCTCGGCCTGCTTAGTCATCTTCGCAAGATCGGCGGCTGTTAGCTTCCTCTCTTTATGTCTTTTGTTCTGTTCTCGGATCAGTTTGTTGTATCGCTTCTTATCGTAAGCATTGATATGGAGATTTTCGATACCCAACGCTCTGAGTTTATACATAAACATTTTAACATTTTGTAGTCTCGCGGCATCTTTATCGACTCGCGCATCGGCACGGGTTAATACAACCTCGCGACCGGTCAGGCGACCGTCAACGACTTCAACAACAGTTTGAGAGATATAGTATTTCATAATATAAAAGGTGGGATCTTTGTTTTAATACTCGCGGCCCTTTCGAGTGTGTTGGTATGTTATGAGGGTGGCTAATCCTCTTATAGCCGTTAGTGCAGGATTTTCATTCTCTTTAACCTCTGGGGCATGGGTCGTATGCTTATATCGACCATTGAACATATCCCTCTGTGACTAAACCAAGCCCGCCACAGTTACCGGCTCTATGAAGTTGGGGGTTTTCATTATCTTTCTTTTACCTCTCGCGCTAAACGCTGTCAGGGTTTTGGGTTTGATTGGGCTATCTCGCCTTAGCGAGTTGATTAGATGCCTTCACCAGCTTCGAGCGCAGCCAGATCAGCCTTCTCCGCATCAGTCAGATACCGCGCATCTTTACGCTTGAGACTTTGGGCGCTCATCTTGGTGGGGCTTTTGTGCTCGGCGTTACAGCCAGCCGCGAACGATTCAGCCCATGAAGGATCAGGGAAGTCCATAACGGCCTGCTTGCCTTGCGTGCTGGAGTTGCGGAACACAACCCACATTTGCGGACCAACTTGCTCGACGGTCCAGCCGGTGATTTGCTTCCGTGTTGGCGGAGCAGGCGCAGGCTTGTATTGGCGGGCGGTTTGGATTTTGATTTGATCGATAGCTCTTTGCATGTATATATCTCCTAACTTGATATACTATATTATACACTAAAAACGGGGTGAAGTCAACAACTAAGTTGTCAAGAGAATGTCAGTCGTTACAACAATCAGGATGCTCCCAGTTTGCGACTTGCCAATCACTGATCTGCTCATTGGCGTGCAGGTCATCAGCGAAGTTACTCCATGCCTCGGAGCGCGCTGGAATGTCAACGTGTCCAAGGTTTTTCTCATCTTCTTGAATCATCGGAAGGATGCTGTCCTCAAACTGCTGAACAGCATCAGGATAGAGGGTTACGGTGTCGAGTTGTGAAGCCATAGAATAATCTCCTTTCTTTCTATACTTATAATATAACCCCCTCAAGGGCTATCGTCAAGGTTTAAGTTGTCAAGCAAATGTCAAGAGGTTACCACTTTCTCGGATCATTGGGCCGGTCCCAAAGATCATGACGCTGAACCTCGGAAGGCTCGCGGCCGTCTGGTTTGACTTCAAACTCACCGAAGCGTTGAGCGCGGCGGTCTGCGGCCATGCTGGAAGCCTTCGCTTGCTCGCGGGCAGCGATCCCAGCTTGGATCATGGTTGCCTCCGCGCTAAGTTCAAAAAGTTCTTCACCGATCTCGGTAGGTTCAAGGTCGTCAACCATGTCACCAGACTGTTCCATGAGATCGTGACATATCTCGATTGCTGGCTGTCCGTCCGCATCGGTACGGTTACCGGCTTCATGGAGTAGATCCATGATTAGTTCAAGCTCGCGCTCGGTTACTCGAATGTTTAGAATATCTGACATGGTTCTCCTAACAGTTAGCCCACTTTACAGCGAGGAAGATAAGGGTCGACCAACAAGTGAGGTCTGCGATAATGAGGGCGGCTAACATGCCGTTGCGGTTTTGTAGCATTTGTTTTCTCCTTTCTACCCTTATAATATACCACCGAAACGGGTAGAAGTCAAGGTTTAAGTTGTCAAGGAATCGTCAACGACTGATAGGTGCTGACTACATTCGGTTAGTGGCTCCGGTTCGTTCGTCCACAAAACTTTAACGTCACGATTGCCGGTAAACTTTCCAGTCTCAATAATCAGACCAACGTGGACAGATTGACCTTTGCGCCATCGCGGACGTTGATACCAATACGTAACCAGATCACCGACTTGCATTTAATACCTCGATCTCAGTTAAAGGTCCAAAATCAAAGTCATCCCAACCATCCAGATGAAAGCGGCCGCTTGACCTATCAAAAAACGTCACCAAATGAACGGTATCAGTCTGGAGATACCGCACTAAACTACCGACTTGCATCTTTGATCTCCGTGATATGGCGACATTTACGGCGAAAACCAAAACCGGCGCAGGTACACGTCCACGCACCTCGATCGTTCGTCACCATGTAGGTGTTGCCTTTGCTCCCAACAACGTCATAAGTAAGAACCTCGGCCAGTTGTGGAGGGGTAAATCGATCATCAACAACCATATACTCACCAACACGGTCGAGAGTCATATCATCCGGCACTTCAACCCAGTGCTGGCCTGATATAGCCCATTTTTGACCTCTCATATCAGTATAGAGCATCGGCGGCCATGTGACTTTAATAGGCTCAGACATTATAGACATCCGGGCGATTTGATAAATAGACGGAAGCCATCGCGGGCTGTATAGTTGTTTCGCTTGAGAAACATAGCCTTGGCTTCTTCGGGACTTTCGGCGGTCATCGTCGCCAGATAGTGATACCGCTTAGTTTGTTCGTTATACAGTTTGATTTCGTAAATGCTTTGCGCGGCCATTTATGCCTCTGCTGGTATGATGGTTGCGACGGATAGAGTTGTGAAAGTCTCGATTTCTTGATCGCTGATCGTCGGGTCCATCAGTGTGCTCTGCATCATCAGGGCGGTGATAATCTGTTCACAGGCGATCGTGGTACGTTCGAGCGGCGTCAGGCGTGTCTCGTCATCGGTGCGGATTAGTGGAATAGCTAACATGTGTTTTCTCCTTTCTACTCTTATAATATAATCACTTTGAATATATCGGCAAGGTAAAAAATGTCAAGAGGATGTAAAGTGTTCTAAAAACATTTCATGAAACTTTAGATGTAGGTCAGTCCCAAGAAAAACGATTGTATACGCTTTTGTGTATGACTTTGAAGTCTCACCGACCTCGACAACCATACCAACCCGATGATCAGGCATACCATCCTGATGTGTTCCATCTTTGACCCTTACCAGATCACCGGGCTTAAACTTTTCCATTAGAAAGGCTTACGCTCACTGATAGGCGAGCACTCCCATACCAACGGGTTCATAATCACCGGGTTACCGGTTTTGTACTTGGCGAGGTTGACATGGCAGGACGTGGTTTGTGAATGGAAGCCGTTAGCAGGTGCGGTAAAGTCTCCGATAACAAAGACACCAGCCGGCGTGCGTTCTCCGATCTTTAAGTCATAGCTAAATAACTCAGCGCGGCCATTTGGGTATGATACGCTTGTCAAAGTTCTCTTGCTATTACGGGCACTTAGCCCATTTTGCCATGCTTTGATGACGCCATCGTTATTTAGTCTCGGTCCAGTGATTGTCATGATTTTGTTCTCCGTTAGGGGACAGGGTGAAAGTTTAACGCACCTTTAGCCGTCGATGGCTACAATGCGTTCATTGGTTGAAAAGTAAGGGCGAGAAGCATAGTGTTTAGTAGTCATCCACATGCGTTGACACTTGCTTGCCACTGGCTTCGGGGCCATCAAATCGGTCAGGATGATGTGACCATCAAAACCGTGTTCATTTACATACTTGGTAGGAGCATCGAAGCAAGTACCGCCAGTTAGAACGCGTTCGGTCTTTTTGTTCTGGCCCTTTTTCCATACATATACCTTGCTCTCGGCCACTTGCGTATCGAAAGGGATCACGGTGAACTCGGCAATCTCGGCCAACTTGTTCAACTCGGAGAAGAACGCGGCAAGCATACCATCATCCACTGATCCAGACTGGTCGATGGATACGGCGATCTTAGCTTGACGACGGACACGCTTGCCGGGGTGAACCTTTGGGAACCGCTTGTTGAGGCGTCGAGGGGTCGAGCGTTTATCAGCGCGCTGTGAGGTCTTGACGAAGTACCGAAGCACCTTGCGCCAGTCGATCTTAGTGGCGATGCGTTCCATAATATCGGAGCGCATAGTCGAGGATACCGATCCCCAGTTGCGCGACTTTTCAGCTTCCTCTGCGGCTTTCTTGATAGCATCCTTCATGCGTTCGCTGGCGATCTCTTGAGTGGTGCCATCGGTATCACCAAACTCATCATGTGAATCCAGAGAGTCAGCATTACCAAACGGGTCGCCACCTTCACCGGGTTGACCATCGCCATCGCCGTCCTGCTCCTGCTCGTCGCGCATCTTTTTAAGTGCTTCAAGGTACCACTCGTATGTTTTGTATGGCGGGAGATCCTTGAAGATACCTTCACCGGGGATACATGCCTGCATTGCTTCGCCATTGATTTCAGGGCCGGGGTTAGACTCACTCGGCAGCATCTTGGAAATGTGACAGTTGATTGACAGGTCCATCGCGATGTTATCGATCCGCTTGAGTCCATCGGCAGGCTTGCGGCCTGTTACGTGCTCGAAAATCAAGTGATAAAACTCGTGCATTAGGATACCTTGCTTGTGCTCATCGGACAGCGAAGCCATAAACTCCGGGTTATACATTAACTCAAACTGAGCACTGTCAGGGTTGACACGAACACCAGCGGTAGGGATCGCGGTCGATGCGATCTTGTCAATGCGACGAGACAAGGCGGCGAAGAACGGTTCACGCATAAGCAGGCGAGCGGTGTGCATGTTCAGGTCAAAAGGCTTGTTAGGTTTGTCGGTCATTGTTTTCTCTCCTTACCCTTATAATATAGTCACTTAAAGGCTGTTAGTCAAGGTTATTTGTGTCAAGGGAATGTCAAGGAAGTTTATACTGTGTTCTCAGTCGAACCTCATCTAACCATCCCTGTTCTCCGTCAACGTGGAGTTTGAACCTCCACCTTTTATTAGCTATGTCGCCGTACTTGGCGCGTGCTGTTTCTTGTTTGTCAAGTAGGATCGCAGGCTTGCCATCCCTGAGAGCGTATAGTAGATCGCCTATTTTAAGTTCATCAGTCCACATTAGAGATAATCGTTAAGTCGTCTTTGAAAAACCGCATATGTTCCTTGCTTTTCAACCATTTGATCTCATAGTGAACAACGCGGGATTCCTCATGCCTGTGTTTTTTGACAATCATACCAACCCCGTGCTTATCTCGGAACCGATAGGCTTGACCTTCTGAGCCATTAAGCCTACAAAGATCGCCTATCTCCGGTTCTCTATCTATCGGTGGTAGCCGATGGAACATTTTAGTCCTCTGTATTGCCGCCAAGGATCTCGACAAGGTGATCGCTCACCCGTGTACCTTCGGAAGTCTCGGCCTTGTGGAGCGCAACCACGTTGTTGATGTTATCGGTATCACCGAGAACGGTCCACAGCTTCATGGCAATCTCGGAAGGCAGAGCGACGAAGTATTGCGCGAGGTTAGCGATCTGGTTCTCGGCCAAGTCCTCTTTGAATACATCGGACGCCTCGAACTTCTCAATCATAGCAGCGTGGTCATTGATACCCCACTTGTCGGTTTTGGAGAAGTCACCAAGGTCAAGAATGTCCTCGATGGTCACTTGCCATTCGTACTTTTCAACGAAGTCACGGAGGGACACAGCGGCCTCGAAGCCAAGGAACGCAGTCGCGATGTTGAATAGCATATCGCGATCACCATCTTCACCAAATACATCGGCACTTTCGGCGGTGTCGCAGTATCGTTTCCAAGAGCGACGGGACGGGTAAACCTTGTTAGGCTCAAAGTCACCTTCATGCTCCAAGTGCTTGCGGTTATGGTTAATGAAATCCCACACAACGGTAGGGATGCGACCATTAGCCCACTTCAACCAGTCCTCAGTGGAAGGCTCCACGTCGAACACGGTCCATCGGTCCAACTCAGCCGGGTCCATTTCACCGACCTGATACTGAGCGCCATGTTCGCCACCATTGACGGCGGCGACGATCAGAGTCTCAGGGTGAAGGTGCCACCCGTTCAGCTTGCGGCTGTCGGTCAGCTCGAAAAGTCCCTGGCGAACCTCCATAGTTGCGCGGTCGACCTCATCCAAGAACAGGAGAACAGGCTGCTCGCAGGCCGTTACAAGCCAGTCAGGAGCGTTCCAAGTGGTAGCCTTGCGGCCATTGATGGAAGTCTCTGCCACATCAGGCAGACCAAGAAGATCACCCTCGGTCATCTGCGAAGCACGACGCTCGACGACTGGAAGGTCACGGCCAGCAGCGATCTGATAGACCACCTCAGATTTACCAACGCCGTGACGGCCACGGATAAGAACGGGCAGCTTGCTGTTGAGGATGTGAGGGGCGACATTGAGGAATGTTGCGAAGTCGATAGCCATGATGATTGCTCCAGTTTGGGAGGGTTGTTGTTTCTTTACCTTACTCTATAAATATAAC